AACTTTATCAGGGCACGATAACCGTAGGCCATCGTACGGAACTGGCAGAAAGACCTGTCACGCGAGGGGCGGATTTCCCCCTGCCACACAGTACGTGACAGGCGGATGTTACCCGGATTATTGTTGCGTAAACCTCTGCTCATGGCTATACCTCCAGTTCTTCACCTGCATCATCCGGGATGGGATCAGCCTTTTCTGCAGCAGTTTTTGCCGCGGCTTCTGCGGCTTCGCGACGAATCTGCGCCCAATGCTTGTCCGCCGTCACCTCAGCATTGGAAGTCTGTGCTGTCTTGCCGTCATAGCTGTAAATAGCACCGATAGCCTCCTGCTTTTTGGGCATCGTGATTTCGTAGTGACGGAAATTAACAAGGCTTTCTTGCGTCTGAGGGTTGATACGTGCCTCACTGTAGTACATTTTTGTAGAACCCTGTGCGCGGAACATGCGGGGAACATAGAATGCGACGGAGGCCTGCATATCCGTCTCACCGGGAGCGGTACCGAAAGGAACTTTCACGCCGGCATTGGTGAAGTACGGGCAGTTCACGAATTCGTAAATCTCAAAGCCATACATATTCATCACCTTGCCGGTAGTGTAGTTATAGTATTGCTCGCGGAACTTCTGGTCTTCCTCCAACAGGTCATTGATGTGGTCGGGACAAAGTACCAGGCGCCGTCCGTCGGTAGGTATTTCCGCCTTGTCGAAAGCACGTTTCAGGGCGATGACATCCTTGCGCGTCATCTTCTTGCGACCTGCAGTGTCCGCCTCACCTGAAGTAGGAATTACAGGAGTGGTTTTCGTATTGCTGTACGGAGCCAGTGCATGGATGGCTTTCTTGTATTTGGCCGTATCTATGGCATTACTGTGCCGTTCCACATCGGTGGAGAACTTGTCGTATGAAATGGCATACAACTGGTCATCCGTCACGCGGGTCGCTTTTGTCTGGTATTTGTCCAGACCGATGGGTATATCGCTTTCCGCGAGATTCTGGACCGGAATCGGATAGGTGGTATTGTTTATCAGCACATCAGGATCACCGCCTACATCCACCAGATGGATGACCTCATTCTCGGCTTTGGCCGAATAGTCAGGAATCCCGTTCAGAAAACTCGCCACCAGCCCGGCATTCAGGCGTTTTACCAATTCACCGGTCCAAACCTCTGTGTAGACGCCTTCAAAAGCGGAGCCTGCAGGCATGAAGTTACCAAGTACAACCGGAACAACCGTTCCCGTCACCATTCCATAGGCAGGGTCTACCCCCGCCATGCATGCCAAAGTCACTCCCATGAGGATATTGAACAGCATGCCACAAATAAATTTAATCATTTTCTTACATTTTTAAATTAGAAATCTTTTTCTCACTCTCTTAGAATTTCGGGCAATCGATGCCATATTCCGCTTTGTACAAGGCACGATATCTGTCCGGATCATTCTCGCGCATGAGCTTCAGTTCCGCTTCCGGAACCTCTCTCAGCTTGTTCCATTGTCCTTTGGGTACCGTACCGCCCGGCGTGTTACCTGTACCGCCTAACAACTGTATCGGCTTGGTTGCGGAAGCCATGCTGTCCAATGTCAGTTTCAGCGCGTCGGCTCCCATGGTCTTGCCCAGACTGATGAAATGATCCTTCTTGTCGGCATTGAACTTTCCCGCCTTGATGGCGTCATCCACCATCTGCGTCACTCCTGCCAGTTTGATTTCGTCAAGCTGCTTGCGCAATTCCTCGTTTGCATTCTGGAATCCCTGCAAAATGCCTATTCTGGCAAGGATTTCCGCTTCCGTTGCCGTTTCCGGCAGGCCCAGCTTCAGGGCGATAGCTTTAAAATCTGCGTTCATACTTTCCTTTTCTTTTGAATTATTGTTTTGCGGAAAATCTCCGCTGTTATCTTTCAGCAGGGGTAAGGCGTCGCACTCCTCACCGGCTGCCAGCCTCAAATCCTTTCCCTGGTATCCCAAGCGGACAATATTGTCATCATTGCCACCGATATCCACCATACTCACTTCGATAAGCTTACACCTTGTGACGGTAGGGCGTGTCTGGCCGGGTTTCAACAGCGAGGGGTCCTCGCTATACTCCAGTATCTCGAAATAAGGGCTGCACATCTTGAGCGTACCTTTCTCCCATTGCTGTTTTGCGAGTCTTGATTCCTCACGTACCTCATCAAAATACGGTTCTCCCGTCATCACCTTGCCTTCTGTTTTGAAATCCTTTATACAACCGATGATGACACCTCTCGTGTGCATCCAAAGCATCACCGGATTATTCAGATATTGCCCGCAGTCCACACCGTCGGTCTTTACCCAGGTACCATAGCAATTCAGGCTCTCGGTCGATATAGTAATTCTTTTTCCCATTTTCGTCTCATTTTGCCGCAAACTTACAGCTATGCCCATAACCGCACAAAAAAGTGTGTAACCGTTGCAGGGAAGTGTGTAAGCCCTCTGTAATAGTCTGTAGGGATTGCCCCGTTTTTTCGCAACCAGCCGGGGAGTTTGCAACTTTGCCGGTATAAACGGATAACTTATAAAGAATATGGCAAACAGTAAGGACAAACAGAAAACGGTCGCCAAACACCTGTACATGAAAGGGACGCCCGTAGCACAGATCGTGGAACTTACAGGAGTAAGCCGCCAGTCGGTCAGCCGCTGGATCAACTCGGAAGGCTGGAAAGAAGAACGGGCCGCACGTGAGATGAGCAAAGAGGCGATAACCTCCAGAACGCTTTCCAAACTGGGGGATGCCATTGACAAGGCGGACGGTGACGAGAAAAGCATCGGACGGATGGCTGATTCACTGCTCAAATCGGTAAAGGCCATCAAGGAGATTAACCTGAGTACCACCATAGTGAATAAGGTGGATACGCTTATAGAGTTCGAGAACTGGCTGGTGGCCCACCGGGACGAATATCCCGAGGTAGACGACAAAATACTTGTGCTCATCAACCGTATGCACAGTGAATTCATGGGAGTCAAATTCAAACAGAAATGACAGCAGAAGAAAAGAAAGAAGCCTTGCTGCGGTGGAATGAACACTGCCAGCGCCTGTTGCGCCTCACCTCGAAACGAAAGCCGGAGACTGAAGCCGAAAGGAAAGAAAACATCGCCCGTGCCTTGAAGGATTACGACTACTTCTGCCAGCGATATCTGAGCCACTACTGCCAATGCCCCAACGCCAAATTCCACAACGAGGCCGCCCGCTACATCGAGAAACACCGGGAAATGCGAGCCGCTTTCAAGTGGCCGCGCGGACATGCCAAGTCTGTACACCTGGACGTGGGAATCCCTCTATGGCTAAAGTTCAAGGGGGAGCTATACGTCATGGTATTGGTGGGGAAAAGCGAGGACAATGCCGATGCTCTGTTGAGCGACCTGCAGGCGGAACTCCAGTTCAACCAGTACATCATTGAAGACTTCGGTGAACAGTACAACTCAGGATGTTGGCAGGAAGGTGAATTTGTCACTAAAGACCAATGTGCCTTTTTCAGCCGCGGACGCGGACAGTCACCGCGCGGGTTACGTTTTCGCGATAAGCGTCCGGACTATATCGTAGTGGATGACCTTGACGACGACGAAATGTGTCGGAGTGAGGCTCGTGTACGTGAGATGACAAAATGGGTCAAGGAAGCCCTTTTCGGTTGTTTCGGCGGTAAAGAAGGACGTTTCATCATGGTAGGAAACCTCATCAGCAAAAACAGCGTACTGCAGCAAATCATAGACAGCGATACTGTTTACACCAGTACGGTTTATGCCATAGGCAAGGACGGGAAACCCGCCTGGCCGGAATGCTATACCATTGAAATGTTACGCAGTCGCGAGAAATTTATGGGTTATCGCAGTTTCCAAAAAGAATACATGCACAATCCCATTACCGAAGGGGCTGTATTTCAGGAACGGTGGATACAGTGGAAACGCATGCTTAAACTCCGTTACTACGAGAGTCTGGTTCTTTACATCGACCCGAGTTTTAAGGACAGCAGCAAGAACGACTACAAGGCCGCCAAGCTCTGGGGACGCCCCCGCTGCGGCCTGAAAAGTGCCAAGCATACGGAACTGCACTGCCTGCGTGCTTTCGTACGCCAATGCAGTGTAGGAGAAATGGTACGTTGGGTGTATGACCTGTGGGATATGTTACCCGAGGATGCGGCCGTAACCATTTATATGGAAGCCAACTTCATGCAGGACACCATACTGGATGAGTTCGAACGTGAGGGAAACCAACGGGGCTACCAGGTTCCCGTTACAGCTGACAAGCGGAAGAAACCCGACAAATTCGCCCGTATCGAAGCGGTAAGCCCCTTGTGGGAAAGAGGCTTTGTCTGGTATAATGAGAAACTAAAGAATGACAATGACATGAAGACCGGAATCGAGCAGACACTTGCTTTCGAGAAAGGAAGTCGTGCACATGACGACGGACCGGATGCTGACGAAGGGGCTATCTACAAGCTGCAGAAACAGGTACGGGAAGAAAGTTTTGTCCCACGTATGGGGATACGCCGGCCACCTTCACAGTCCTGGTAAAAAAACGTAAGATTACAAACCCTAATTTATATACAAAATCATGTTTATCACTGAAAAGGATTACATACAAGTCGGACCGGAGGCGCTGAAGATCATGCAGCAGAACTCTGAAGAGAACCGCCGGGTCGCTGAGAATCGTGCCCTCTCGCGTATAGCAAGCGCCTTGCGCGGACGCTATGATGTGGATACGGCCTTTGCCATGGAAGGCGAAAAACGTGACGCCGAGATGGTGGGATGTGCAGTGGATATTGCCCTTTATCATATGGCATGCTCGCTACCACAGAGAATGGGAGGCGAAGTGCGTGAAAAACGCTATAACGCGGCGCTTGACTATCTGAAAGAGATACAGGCGGGGCGCGTAACCCCCAGTATACCTACCCTTACCGGAGAGGACGGGGAGGAAGATTGCCACAATCCTGTCCGTTATGGCTCGGCCAAGAGGAATGAGTATATCTGGTAAGGAACGGAAACCGAAATTTAAAAAGAAAAGCTATGGGCAACAATTACAAAAAAAAGAATCCGGTAAGGATAGGCCGGGTAAATCTCGGTAATCCCTCCGAGCTTAGACGGGTAACGAAACTTTCAGTCAACCTGCAGCTGCAGACGGAAGCCTTGACGAAGAAAGACCTGCGGACATGGCGGAATGCCTGGCAATACGCCAAGAATGTGGAATATCCCAACCGGGTACCACTATACGACGTGTACGGTGATGTGGAAGTGGACATGCACCTCACCGGGTGTGTGGGACAACGTAGCGGATATGTGCTGAACAAGAGCTTCCGTATTGTTAACCGGGAAGGTGTTGAAAATCCCGAACTGACAGCCATTTTTGAAGCTCCATGGTTCAAGACCTTTATGGAACTGGCATTGGACAGCCACTATTGGGGGCATTCGCTCATTCAGCTGGGCGATGTTATCAATGTGGATGGAAAACTGGCTTTCAGTGAGGTACAGCTGGTCCCCAGGCGCCATGTAATCCCTGAATACGGGGTAATAGTCATACGGCAACAGGAAGCATGGCAGAACGGCTATGACTATCGCAATAGTGAAATGGCCGACTGGGTGGTGGAGGTGGGCGATACACATAATCTGGGATTATATTTGAAGTGTGCCCAACATACTATTCCTAAAAAAAATGTATGTGCATTCTGGGATATGTTTTCCGAAATCTTCGGAATACCCCTCCGAGTGGGAAAGACGACAAGCCGCGACCCGAAAGAACAGGACCGGATAGAGAAAATGCTGGGCTCGATGGGAGCGGCAGGTTGGGCTTTGTTTCCTGAAGGGACCGAAATAGAGATCATAGAATCCACACGTGGAGATGCTTATAATGTATTCGACAAACGCATAGACCGGGCTAATTCAGAACTTTCAAAAGGAATACTCACCGAAACCATGACGACGGAGAACGGCAGCAGCCTCTCACAGAGTGAGGTGCATTTAGAGGTGCTCAAGAACCTTGTCAGCAAGGATGCCGATAAATTGAGGGATGTCATCAACTTCCAGCTTATCCCCAAAATGATAAAGCATGGCTTCCCGCTCAATGGTTATCGTTTCGACTGGTACGAGGGTATAGATTTCACACCTGAACAGCAAATTGCCTATGAGAAACTGTTACTGGACAGGTTCGAAATAGACCCCAAATATTTCATTGACAAATATAATGTGCCGATTATAGGAAAAAGGGAAAGCACGCCGATACAGGTTCCGGGAAACGGGGAAGAGGAAGAAAAGGACGGCAAGCAAGGAAAAGGGAAACAGAAACTCAGTTTTTTCGACTGAGCCCTTCTGACTACGAAGGGCTGCACAGACGGGCCGAAAAGGTTTATTACGGTGAGGAAATACCGCTGTCCGCATCATCGGATGAAGAAAGCAATAGAAATGTGGACACCTCAGGCGTGGAAGCGTCTTTTATCCTTCTGATGCGATGGCTTTACAAACAGCCGGAATTTACCCCGGAAATGCTTGACGACAAAGAGGTGAAGCGTTTTATCCGCAGCCATGCCGGCATATTGGATAAGGCTGTGGATTATACACTGCATAAACGGTCCATGGACGAAATCAGCATGCAGCGGCTCAAGGAAAGCAATTATGTGTTTTCCGGCTTCAAAACCTTCCACGAACTGAACGAGGCATTTCCTTCACTGCTCGATACGGACGGGAGCCGAAAACCCTTTGAACGCTTCCTGAACGATGTTCAAAAGGTGAACGAAACCTATAACCGCTGGTATCTGAAGGCGGAATACAACTTCGCCATGTCTTCGGCTGCCATGGCAGCCAGATGGAAACAATGGTGGGATGATGAAGACCGGAACCGGTACCTGCTGCAATACCGTACCGTAGGCGATAAGCGGGTACGTGAGGCGCACCGGGCACTGCATAACGTCACACTGCCAATCACTTCCAAGTTTTGGGATGAATATTTCCCGCCAAACGGTTGGAACTGCCGCTGTACGGCAATACGTGTACGCCGGGACAAGTATCCGGAAAGCGATGAACACCGGGCGATGCTGGCAGGCAGTCAGGCAACGGCAGGAAAACACCAGGAAATGATGCGGTTCAACCCGGGAAAGCAAATGGCATGTTTCCCGTTCTATAATCCCTATACCATCAGCCGATGTAAGGATTGTCCGGACAAACCCGGCATGCTTAAACTGACAAAGATACCCGACAATGAATTATGTGCAGCTTGCAAGGTTATTCGTGAAATGCTCAGAGAGAAAGACGAGCTGAGGAAACTGAGGAATGAAGTCAAAGAAAAAGCACAATTCCTGAAAAAACGGGTTTTGAGAAACGAACAGTTCGGAATGGATATACATGTCAGTGGTACTAACATAAAGGAATGGCTCAATCAGCCTCATAAATGGATTGTGGAGAAAAACAGGATGCTGCTGGATATAGAAAAGGTTATCGCTGAAGCTCCTTATTTGGGCTGTGGGCCTGACAAACATGATCCGGACATTACGATGCATCTGTTTGAAGTGACCCTGCATGGCGAAAAAAGCTGGATCATTGTGAGGGAGTTACTTGACGGATCAGCGAAACTGCACAGCATTTCGGACAGTGAGGATATCCTGCAATATCTTACAAAAAGAAGAGAGTAATTTGAAAATAGCATCCCCGGAACTGCAATCCGGAGCCACATTTTTAAATTACTCCCTTCAATGACACAAAGATACGGCTATTTATTTAATAAACAAGCATTATGACCTCAAAATCAGACATAACCCAAGAGCTGGAACGAAAAATAAAACGTTTCATCAGCCTTACACTGAAAGATGTCGGTACGGAGATAGGCGAAGAGTTCGACCGTAATTTCGAGCGGGAAGCTTTCTTCAATGAACATTGGGCACGCCGTAAATTCAGTGATGACGGAAGCCGGGGACTGTTGATGCGTACCGGAGAACTGCGTCGAAGCATCAGAAGTGAAACGACCGGGCACAGCGTAATATTCAGCAGCGACCTGGAATATGCCGCTATCCATAATTCCGGAGGAACCATTACTGTCACCGGAAAAATGAAAGGTTATTTCTGGTATATGTACAGGATGCTTACCGATAATTATAAGAGGGAACCTACTGAAGAGGCACTGTTTTGTAAACGGATGGCCATGAAGAGGGCGGGAAGTAAGATTGTCATGCCGCGCAGACAGTTTATCGGCATGCATCCGGAAGTGGAGCGCATCATCAGGGAGATAGCGGAAAACAATACCAAAGAAGTTTTTAAATAGCAGGTACTAAAAATTATACATCATGAGAAAATTCCTTTATCTCAGCCTTATGGAAAGGTTGAAACAGCTTACAGATGAAACGGGAGAACCCGTTATCAAGACATTTGACCTTTGGAATGAGCAGGTCTCGTTCCTGGAACAGGAAGAGGCGTTTGAAACACCGGCGGTATTCATCGAGTTCAGACCGGTAAAATGGAACGGGGGCATGCCGCAACAGGCCGACGTGACACTAAGGCTGCATATAGTCACATCCTGGAAAGGAAGTGTGCGGGAAGGTAGTGAATTCCGGAAACAGGCTTTGGAAAGGTTCGACCTGCTGGAGAAAATGGACAGCCACCTCTTCAACATTTCTGGAGATGACGGAAAGACCTCGTTCAGTGTCTTCAGAAGAACAGGCAGCAGTACTAACCACAACCATGAGGAACTGGTGGAGGATATTACGGACTTTACCTGCAAGGTGATAGAGAGGAAATAACTTAGAACAGCGTGAGCTGCGAGCGCATCTCTTCCTGACGGCTGATGACACGCGGATCAACGCTGGCATTGATAATGTTGTAGAAAGTCTTCTCACAAATATGGTATTTGGGCCAGATGTAACGGCGAAGAATTTCCCGGTTGGAAAGGCCGCTATGACGGTGGGAGTCATAGATGCGCACGATATCCTCCACTCTGAAAGCATAACTGCACCCTACCAGCTTGGTACGATACTTTTTCATAGGGCGTAATGATTAAAATGAAACGAATCCTGAAAACCTGATACAAAGGTAAAGAAAATGACTATCCGATACAAAAAAGCTGTCGTACTCTCATACAACAGCTTTTTCATAAGTTCCATATCTTTATCTGTAAAATATGAATTTCTGCTCTACGTAGATGCATCTATTCTCCCTGCAGTATTTCTTGACAGCCTTACGCGTCTTGAACTTCTTGCTTTTGCCGTCTTTATCTTTGACAAATGTCACACCAAACTCCCCATCGACTTTCAGAGGAGAAAAAAATGTTTCAGTTTTAAATCGTTTCATTGCCTTTTGTCTTTATCGTTCATATTATTTGCCGCATAACACCCCAGAACCTTCTTATAGGATATCATGCAGACAATACTGTCGCTGTCATGCTCCACAAGGATGGTCCATTGCCCGGTTCTGCCGTCACTGAACACGTCCAGCCGGACCGGACGGCTGCGGGGGTATTTCTCATTCATCACCATTATCTGGCGCTCAATATCACATTTTAGTACCTTGAGTGAGTTTTCGTCCTCTATCAGGTGGTGGTCAAATTGCTGCACGTATATCTGCAGCTCACGACCTTTCCTGTTAACGTTTGCGTAGGTTTTAATGTAGTCTATAAAGTAACCCATAATTTATTCCTTTCTTTATCTGTCATTTTCTGAAATATATCATCAATCCTTTAATCTCACAGACATAGCTTTCCATGTTCCATCCCTCCAATTTACACACCATCAAGTCAAATTCTATTTCCTGTAACAGCTTTACTTTGAATTTCTCGCGGGCAAAGGCGTTTATCCTTTGACGTACATCCCGGCTGTTCATCGGGTCTTCTTTGAATTCTTTGCTCTTGGGGACAGATTCTCTTGTGGGAAGGTGGTTGACTGCCATACTATCGACGGGAACACCCGGAGCTTTTACAAGGATTCTTATTCCACCGTTTAAAATACTTTTCCCGTTCGTATAGAAATCATATCCGGACAAGGGAGAAACGGTATGTCTGTCAATGGAGAAACCTTCGGAGGGTCATCGTAAAGCCCCCAGTCTATGTATTTATTCATCTCTATACAGTTATACGTTATTCTTTTTTATCAAATTCCGCTAAAAACATTTGTAATTCCACTCCCGTTGAGCATACACCATCGAACAATTTGTACATTAGTTCCGGCTCTTCTTCCCAAATTTGATAGACTATTACCTTTTTGCCAGCACCTTTCATCCATCCTGCCTCCGAATGGGCAGAACGTCCACAAGGCAATACAAGAACACAAACATCCGCCCATTGCATTGCATCAAAATCTGAATTGAAACCAGCCTGTGCAATGGGATGTTCAAGCGCAATCTTATATTGGTCTATACTCCAGTTCTCCCAATCTTCATCAATCTGAGACCACTGAAATCCAGTTTTTCCAACAGGATGCCTAAAGTCATAAACCTCATGCCCCTGTTCGTGAAGAAAACGGACTACTTGCGGTTGATATTGATTTCTCCAACTACTTGCTACATAAATTTTTGCCATAATATTGTTATTTTAAATTGCTATTTATACTTTTGCATTACGCCATGCGTGATACAGGTATTCATTAATTTAAATTAAAAAAATATGAATAATGAATATATAACAGAATGGATTCAGAATAATCCATCGTTAATCGAGTTTTTGATACTTCCTTGTATAAGTATCATTTATAATGAAGTCTGGAACCATGTAAAGAAATGGTTTAGTAATTATAAAACTCGTCGTTATCAAGACGCACTGGCAAAAAGGTTAGCTGAAAGCTACTTTCTTATTAAAAAGAATTTCTTTTTAGACGCTCCAGAGCGTCTTTTTCTTTTATAGATAATTTATTTGTATTAACTATCTTCCATCCCGTTCACGAATTTCCGGTACTCCAGTTCCGTTTTGGCAAGGTTTATCAGCGTGTTCACACCCTGGAATACCTGCTTCGCCTGACTGACATGCTCCGGAGAGGATTTGACATTCTCAATCTGTTGGAGTACCGTATCACGAAGCTTTTGGATGATACCGGGGTTCACCGTTGATACTGCATCCAACCGTTTGTTGGCAAGCACGATGACTTGTGTCGTAACAGGTTTGAACTGTTCCAGTTTGGCCGGAAGATTGATGTAGTTGAAGACAAGCGTCTTTCCGTTGTTCAGATAGATTTCCACCTCATCGCCGTCATCACCGGTTCCCTCGCAGTAACCCAGTACGACGACCTCTTCATTCCTGTACAGGTATGGCTTGTTAACCATTCCCTGCAGACGTTCGAGTGTATTCATAATTGATTGTTTATTGGTTGGTTATTGATTGTTCGATTCATTGATAGCCCTTGAAAGGCGCCCCTTCAGATATACGAGTTCCTTTACCTCTTCAGGCAGGTTGTGCAGGCTGTTACGCTGCATGAGTTCGGCATTGCTGATACATTCCAGGTTCTCAAGTGTGCAGTTCAGCGTATTGCCGTCGCGGAAAACGATATTGTAGCCTTTCGGAACCGGGCCATGCGCCTGTTGCCATAACAGCACATGCTTTGGTATCCATTTCCCCAAAGAGATACGCACATAAACGTACCGGTGTCCGTTTTTGTCTTTACGGATAGTCTCGGCACCGTCATAAAACGTATTGTCCGGCATGTGTCCTTTCTTGAACATGGTGGCCGAAACTTTGGCATATACCCCGGCATTCATCTTCCTGCCTTTGTTGGCCGGCACGTGCCCCTTTGGAAAACGGTGTGCCGATCCACTGTCGGCAAGCTGCCTTGACATCTCACTCCGCATTTTTTTCAAATACTCCGGAGATTTCTTGAGTCCCAGACGGTCGGCAAGGTTATAAACGGAAGCGGCCGAAATTCCAAAGAGACGGGCTATCTCTTTTGTCGGGCGGTGAGGGTACAGCCGGGTAATTTCAGTTTTCTCGGCCTCTGTGTAGATATGCTTTTTCATGATTGCTATGGTTTTGAAAGTTATTTTACCGTATACAGCCTGCAGCCAGTCTTCTCCTTTGCCCTTAAAAGGAAACTGGCGGCTTCGTCACTGTCGACCACCAGCTTGATAGCGGTAAGGCCTTCCGTATTAGGTTTCTGCAGAAGAAGTGAGCAGGGCTGTTCGTAATAGTTCCAATAGTAGATGAATTCGCCCAAATGGAAGTTGTCTATTTGGACGATGTAGTTTGTCGGGATACGCGGTGTCATATTTCCTGCTTTTTACCGAAACAGGTTTTCACTTCCCCGTCCGGGACCCACTCCACTGTAACGATACCTTTTACCCGTCCGGTTCCACCGCATTTCGGGCAGGGTATCTTTATCCGTTCATGGATGATTTCAGGATTCCAGAACCAGCCGTTACCGTGACAGTAACCACAGGCATACCCCGTATAGTAGCCTATGGTTTCTTTACCGGTACCAAAGTTCGGGGAACTGAGTACCAATATGTCTTTCTTCTCACTCATGCTTCGATATAATAGGTTTGGACAATTATGTGATTACGGAAGATATGTATCACCGTCCTACCTTCATCATGCCGGAGTTCGGTTTCCACAAAACTGCGACGGATGTCGCCTTTTTCCATTAACGAACGGATTTCAGCGTCGATGAATGATTTCAGGTTCCGGAAATCCTGCTCATTTCCTTTCAATTCGGTGGCATCCAGCTGGCTGACTGCCATCTGGAGCTTGAGAAGCCAAAGCGGCTTATCATTGGGAATACTTGATTTATAAGTTATCTTTGCCATTATTCTCTTTCACTTAACATTTTACGTCCTTTACTGGTAGCATAATAAACAGTAGGCTTTCCTTCTTTGTCAATAGCTCCTATCCATTTTCTTCTTTCAGCTTCTTGGATGAATAAATAAATACCATAGTACGATGTTGTTTTTAGCCAATCCAATTCATTTAATTGGTCGAACGTCATTCTCCCTCCCCAAACAAGCGAACTTGTTAACATTTTTGCACCCTCATCCAATATGTTTGCCATGATTCATTTATTATTTCCAGCCATTCAACCGGTAGACCTCACGCCGGGCTTCCTCTTTCGTGAGGAATTCCCCGATCTTGGTCCCGGTGGAACCGGTGGCGTCACGTCGGATACGATACACCACCCAGTTCCTGCCATGCGGCCGGTATTCGTAATATTCCTTATGCGGATTGCTGCTGCGCATCATTCTCTTTCTTGGGTTCTACATAGAATGTCTCTTCCTGTACAACCTGTACGCCGATCTTCGGGAAGTATTCAGCTACTTCCGGGTTATCCCGATCAGCCAAAAGCTTATCTTTTGCCAGCTCGTCCGTTGTTCGGATATATTGCGGCAACAATTCCTTGCAGATGTTGGTTACGGCCGCCCAGGTAAAACCTTTCAGGTTCTTAAGCTTCGGTGTACCGGTACGGAAACCGAATACGCCATGAGCACTCTCGAGGCTTTTTCGTTTGGAGAATAGTTCTTCCTTGTTTTCTACGGCGTATGCCTGCATGATGTCGAAATTCTTTTCCTTCGTGGCAGACAGTTCTGCTAACTGATCCGCATATTTCTCGCGGATACGTGTCATTTCAATGTCCATTTTTGAGGTGAGGTTCTGTACTTTGGCGTCGGCTGCCGCAAAATCCGCAAATGCCTGTTCCGCCTGTTCGCGGGTGATACCGCTGACTACTGTTTTCTTTGTTCTTGCCATAATAAATGTTTTATAGGGTTAATAATGTAGTTTCTTTCTTCTGTCCCGGTTCTGCTTGCGCCAGCGTTCCTTGGCGGCTGCCGTCTTGGCCGGGGTACTGTTTCCGTCCTGTTCTTGTTCCAGATGGGCAAGTCGTATCTGCTCGGCCCTGTACTCGTCAAGCAACCGGTCGAATTCGGCCACCGGAAGGGGAACGGGACTTCCGAGCAGTTTTTCTTCCAGGATATTGATGCGTCTGCGGCATTCGGAAAGCCGGTTCTCCAATTCCCGGTAACGTTCGGTGGTGTTGTAGGCGGCAGGCATGGTTATAATGTATCGCGAAGTTTCCTGATTTTCTTATCCAACTCCCGGCGGCTGTAATAAGTGAACTTTCCTTTTTTATAACTGTGTACCAGTCCGCGGGAGGCATAGCCCTTGATTGTATTCTTGCCGCATGAGAGGTAACGGCAGGCCTCGTTCTGTTTCATCAAGTCATCCATATCGGCATCCTCGGGCAATGGAAGAGGAGTACAATCACCGGGAGCAGCTTTACGGCGTAAACCTGTCCAATGTTCAAGGCGTTCGATGCGAGCCAATAAACGGTTGAACTCTTTGCGTGAGAGCATTATCGTATCACTCTCTTCGTCTACTACACCCAATGCTCCGGTGGCGGCAAAGTCCGCCGCTGTCATACTTTGTACATCCGGTATCAGTTCTTCCAGGCCGATATGTCCGGCAGAAAATCGGGCGGCATCGCGGGCGGCGAAGAAAACCACCTCGTCACGATTCTCTTCTGCAACTTCCATAACGTATTTCTGGAATACCTGTTGTTCGGTCATGCTGCCCTGCAATACCTCGGCCTGTACGAGACTGGGCCGGTCGGCTTTACGAGTCAATATTGCCACAGCCTGGTTGATTTCATTTTTCGTTCTCATATTGTTTCATTTTTCTGTTTCTTTTCCTCACGCCGCATCCAAGCTTCCAGCTGCTTCTTGGTATCCTGTAACTCCCACAGTTTCATGGCGGTAACATCCTTGCGTGCCTTGCTGTATTTCCTCGCCCACATGTTGAGCTTCGCAACGTTCATCCGGTATTCATCTTCACTGTCACTGGTGAAACCCTGGTTCAGCTGTGGGATCAGGAACGACAGGCGATAAATATCGCGGAACACGCCTTTCGCTTCCGCCAGTTGCATTGCCCTTACCTTTTCATCCGGCGGGTTCAACCTTTCCAGCAGTTGCCGCGCCTCGTGCATCGTCAGTTCCCGGCTGCTTGCCGTACGTCCGGAAGTGAATTCATAGATGCATCCATGCCTGGCATCGTCATCCATACCGATGCGGTGGAAAGTGGCGTGCAGGGCTTTGAGCTGCTGGACACTGATCGATTTGTCTTTATTCGTTCTCATCATTCAAAATCGGTTTTTCTCCGAAATAAATTTCCGCTTCTTCCGGCCAGATATCATAGTATCCTTTCGGGCCTATGAAACGGCCATGGGAAAAAGCACGTTTGCCTTCTACATAGATTTTCAGTGAGGCGTTGTACAAAACCTTCTTGGCTGTACGCCCGTCCGGATTCTGACCGCTGGCATGGCTGATGAAGATAAGCAGTTTGTTTCTGTGCTGTTCTTTGAATTTAAGGAACTGAGGGAAGCTCATGTACGTATATTGGAAACTGTCTATTACAACAAAGTCCGGTGATTTCTGGCGTTTCAGGCGCAGACTGAGCTCGTCCATCGATTCACAGACCAGCAGAAAACGGCGGTTGGTCTCCAGCATGTTACTGCGTCGTACGGTATTCTGCATGGTCAGGCTGATGCCTTCCTCCAGACTGTTGTAAACTACACGACCATATTTGCACAATTCCTTGCAGAGTTTCATTACAAAAGAGGTTTTCCCGCTGCCTGACTTTCCCCAGACTATCCATACCCCGCGGCTTTCAGGAGTACCGAAAGCATCGTACCATTCACCTTCGAATGGGAGCGTATCAAATTTCATGGACAGCAGTTCACGTACCCCTTTGGCATTACGCGCAAAGGTTCTGGCATCATTCACCGCTTCACTCATTGTTCCGTACCTCCTTTCATCCGTCTGGCTTCCAATATGCGCTTGCAGGCATGTACGACCCGTTTCACCCGGCGAAGGTCATATTCCCCCTGTTGTGCCTCACGCAGTACACGCTTTATTTCGGTCGGCTCTGTCAGCCCGTTGGCCTGGCAGATGGCATACACATCCTGTTCCGTTGCGGCACTCACATCAAAGAACTTGCGGCCGATACGGCTGTTTATCTCCTTGTAACCTTTCTTGTTATAGCGCAGGCCATTTTCCACCCGGCGCTTGATGTAGTCGGTGGAAAGAAAGATGATCCCCGCTTTATTCTCCAGGCGGTTGTATATGCTGATGAAGTAGGAAAATACACTGTCCGTCAGTTTGTCTCCTTCATCAAAAATGATAAGCGGATTTTGAAGAAAGGCTATCATGGAAATGGCATATTCCAGAATGTCACGCAGGTTGGTCCCGTCCACCGGAGCGCCGACCTGTTTGGCGATTTCCCGAACGAAATCGCTCTTTTTCATATCTTCAGAGCAAAGGATATAGAACACATTGCGGTGTGTGCGGCGGTACTCGATGGCGGCGGTCGTCTTGCCGCAGCCTGCATCACCCACTACCCAGGTGGTATTCTTGTAGGCCTGTGCGTCTGACATCGCGAAAGTGATCCGCTGGAAAGCATTGCTTTCAGTCAATGTCCAACGGTCCATACTGAAACCGATCTGTGCGGCTATACGGCTGAACATGTCATCACTGATACTGGTGTACTTCTGATTGCAGATTTGTGATACGGTTGCGGCACTGACACCGTTCAGGCTTTCGCTGGCACGATTCTGGCTGGGATAGTTGCCGCAATATTCCAACAGTGCGTCACGTATGGCGTCCTTGTCTTGTTTACTGAGTTCTTTCATTTTTGAATGGTATTTAATTGATTATTGAATACTGGTTAATTATCGCTGAGGAACGACAGGTACATTTCAGCTTCAGTCATGCCGGAAACCTGCTTGGTGTATTCACCCGGAGAGGCGATGCCCGCAGGTTCTTCCTCCGGTTCGGCTTCATAAGTTCCCGGTCCGACACCTTCAGGATAGGCAACCGGAGCTTTCAGCTCCTCGTTGGCGTACTGTTCACGCTGCCGCTCCATGCTCTTCTGTGATTCACCCACCGGAAGGGGCATCACAAGCTTGGTGTAGGCTTCTCCCATGCTCTCCTCAAGCAACAGTTCCTCGCAGGCGATATAGTGCCCGGCAAGAGCACGCTTTTGGGCGCGTATCTGGGCGTAGAGCCGTTCGCTCTCCTCCGTACTGCGTTCTGCGGTAGCACGATGGAAGACGACTTTCGGGGTGGCAGTAGCAGCATACTTCAGCCTGTCGCCCGCACAGACTTCCCAAAGTTCTACGGAGGTCATGTCCATGGGATCGTACTTGTAGCGGAAACTGACACCCACATTCTGCATGTGGAAACCCATATCCACCTGTCCGAATTCATCGTATACCATGTAATGGTACTCCTTGTTGTTACGGCTGAATACGAATCCCTGCTTGCCGTACTTCACGCTGTCCTTACTGAGGAGCTTGAAGAGTTCCTGCACCTCGTATTCGTCCAGCTGTTCGGCTTTCGGGCTGTTGAGGGTCGTGTACATTTCCATACGGGTCATCCCCGTCTCACTGGTGGGATGCGGCATACTGTTCCATTCATGACGGCATTTCAGATATTGCTCTTTCATCTCTTCCAGAGTAGGGAGTTGCGAGATGTTTTTCATTATCAGATCGATGTTGACATGACTGCTCTCTTTGGTGGCGGTCACGTTTTGACCGGTATAGTTGTAGAGCTTGTGCATCACCTGCTGCTGGAAACGTCCGAAAGCGCTTTCGATGGTCTTACTCTGGCCGTTGTGAGGCATGGTGGTCTTGTGCAGGTGGCATATCTTCTTGAAAAAGGCCTGTGCTTCCGGCTTCTTGTGTCCGCCCTGGTTATCGGTGACTATCTCATAAGGTTTGACCTTCCACGTTTCCAGCGCCATACGGTAGGCCTCATATTGTGTGAGGAAGTTCTCCGCACCGAAGGAGTAGCCCAGGAACATTTCCGAGCAGGCATCCATCACCTCGTACACATCAATGGTGCGTGCCACCATGCGTTTATTTTTCTTGTCGTAGTCCTTGTAATAGAGGTTCAGTTTCGTACCGTCACCATACCATAATGTATTGGGCATCTGCGGAAGTTTTGTGTTAAATTGCGGCATGAACTCGTTCTTGAAGGCGATTTCACCATGCACCACGCCATACCACCACAGTTTGATACCGGTCTTATAAAGATAGTTGATGACTGTCTGGGGAGATTCTATTAGTTTCAGTCTGTCTGCTTCACGAGTAATACGCGTATTGTGTTCTGCTACAATACGGTTGAACTCATCGAATATCTGCATGTCTGTATATACCGGAAACTTGCTCCGCTTCAACCGTAGCAGGATACGTCCCTCACGAGGACCAATCTTGCGGGCGCTCTGGTTACCGGTAGTACCGCTTACCAGCGCCACATAACCCCGCATCTTGTAGTCCCTGAACTTTTCCATCAGCCGGGATTCGCTTTTCGGTAGCGTATGGTTGAAAGACCTGCGGAGTTCTTCACATAAGGAAATGACAGTATTGCGTACAAGGCTTTTGTGGGTATAGCCATATTCGCTGTGTTTGTTTTGTAGTCCCGTTTCCTGTACTATCATGGCATTCATCACTTTGGCGTTGAGCACATATTCCTTCTGACGATCTATGGAAATCTTGGGAGTATAGGTCTTGTAGAATTCCACAGCCTTGTCATCACTTTTCAGGCGGATATTCATAGGGTTGGTTTGTACTTTTTTGAGTTGTTTTCGGAGATGTTCTTTAGCTTCGGGATTCTTGGTATCGTAAGCCACACGAATGGGTGGATACATAGTATCATAATAGATTAATGCTTCCCGATTCCTTGCGCCTCGACGAGCTACCGTCAGTTTACCCTGATTGACATATTTGTCATAAGCAGATTTACTGATGATGCCACTTTCTACAAGTTCTCTATAGCTGACACATATATTCTTACCGTACATTTCCATAATCAGAAACTTTTCTCTTTTATTTGTGCAAGCCCCGGCGTCGAACCGGGGAGCCGGCTACTTCCGCATGATAAGGGAAACTCCGGACTTGCTGAACAAACAGTTCCTAAACAGTTGCGGTATCCGTCTTATCCGGCATATAAAGCGATATCGCCACAATAACCGATAACGCGATAATTACAAACGCATTGCGGCTGTCCGCATCTGTTGCGTCCACATTTGTTCCCAACCATAGACCGTAGGACATGCCTACAGCTACGGCAATCTTTTGAATTGTTCTCCAGGTTTTCATAATTATAAAGTTATCGAATCGTCTGTTATTACTGCTTTCACATTTCCATGAGAGTCCAACACTTTCACCGTACGTTTGGCAGAGTCTGTCACATCAATAATCTCTACCAACTTACCACCATTAATTAGAGCAGCTTCCCTAATTTTTGCAGCCTGCACGCTGTTACGTTTAAAATCAAGCGCATAACACACACTGCGATGTGTCACATTGAACATCCGGGCAAGTTTCTCTTTGCCTGAAGCACTCAGTTCAATCTTCTTTCTGATTTTATTCTCCATATCTAAATTCTGATTAAAATAATTCTTATCTTTGGGGCTGTTCTGCTTGAACACGATGCAAATCTATCGACTATTTTCGATTTGCACAAATTATTAACCGATTATTTTCGATAAAATGAAGGCAATTGATAGATTTTATGAGTATTTAGCCGAAAAAAGTCTAAAACCAACAGCTATAGAAAAGGAAATTGGTCTATCCAATGGCTATCTCAGTGCACAGAAAAAGCGAAATGCAGATATGGGTGAAGGCATGATTCTTAAAATCATCGACAATTTTCGAGATATAAACCCCCTATGGCTTCTCACCGGTGAGGGTAGTATGTTACGCAATGAAACTTTACCTATTACTATTAATGCCCCAAGCTCTAAGTCTATAAGTTCATTTAGTAATGATGATTTTGTTTCAATCCCATTAGTGGATATCTCTGTTGCCGCAGGTTGCTCTGGTTGCGACAATCCGGACTATTTAGAAGTAGTAGACACTATAAAGATGCCTTCATCCATGGTGCACAATAGCGAAAAGTATTTTTGCGTCCGCATCAAAGGAGAAAGTATGTCTCCTACATTATTGGATAGTTCCTACGTTATCGTGAGATTGCTTGACCGTTCTGAATGGCAGGACATGCCTGACCAGCACATTTATGTTATCAGTGACACTGATGGGCGTTCATATATCAAACGCATCAAAAACAGATTTCGCCAACATGGGTTCCTCGTTTGCATGTCAGATAATGTAGATAAAATCAATTATCCCAATTTTAATTTAGAAGCTCAGGAAATAAACACCATACTCCATGCGGAATGGTACTTCAGTGCTAAAATGCCGAATCTAAACGAAACATATTACGACAAGGTTAATCAGTTGGAAGATGATATGGATGTGATGAAAGGACAAATGGTACAGATACAGCAATTGTTGCGTGCCATCAATGTAAAGTAGTATTTGCGGAGACTTTTAAATGATAATTAATAACTGTTTAAATAACAATAATATGAGTACACTAATAGAAATTGTAAATTCTAAGTATGGGGATTATAAAGGTAATGTATCAATTGATTTCCAAGACCAATTCTTTACCCGGTTGAAATCATTAGGCTTTCCTAAAGGAGTAATAGTAGGTACTGGATTTGAATTCGGAGAAATCAAAGGTGAATGTTCTTTAGACACCGTAAGTTTCTATGTTTTAATCGCAAGTCCGGAATATGGAAGTACAATGCAAGATGTTATAGACAGTATTCCCGATAAAGGAATAAAAGTCCAAAAAGTAAAGCAAGCAATACCCGTCAGCGAATTGGGTAAATTCATTAAGAGATTTAACTGCTGTGGTATTTATAAAGATATTAAAGGAATTAGCCAATTAGATTTTGATATTCAGCAATAAAAAAGAGAGGATTATCTCTCTTTTTTTATTGCTGGATTAAACCGACCTTCCAAGACATCATTCTTTAGACAAAGAAGTAGATTAATTATCTCATCTACCTCTTTAGAGGAAGGAGCCGATTTACAAATGTCAGAAATGTAGCCTGATAGACGCTCACATGTACCTTTTGGACCAATTTGAACAACCAGTTTTTCAATGGAATTGCTTCCCGTTTTGTAATGTCCCATAATAATTCATTTAATAGCTCCCGGCACAATCACCGGGAGCGTTTCCATCAACAATCAATAACCTTAAAATCTCCGTACGTTTAATTCCCTCAGACGGAGTGCTGAATAGTGGGAACGTTCGTCTCTACCTTCAAAAATCATTGTGGCAGCAACAAGACTCGAGCTTGTGACTAAAGAGCTGCACACATATATCATCACGTATGCATATCTGCGCTCTACCAACTGAGCTATACTGCCAATTATTTATGACGCGCACACGTTTATGACGCTAAAATAGCATTTATTTCATAAATACCTACTAAAAATCAATCACTTATAAAAGATGTATAACTGTATCACTTACCAAAATAACTATACTATCCCCCTATAAATGTTTATTTAAACGTCTAAAAACACTTACTAAAGAGAAACATCGCATATAAAACATATTTCTTTTATAGTTAAAATCGTAAGTCCATTTGTTTGTCAAGTAAACTATATAGACAAAATCGTAAGTCCTTTCTGTAAGTCCATTGGTAAGTCCATTTCACTATTTAACATTTCGACACTCTATCATTTCCTCTTATGATTGTTACTGCTTACCCTAATTTTATTGAATAGATACTCGCTTTTTCTAAACACTTTAAACAGTATATTTTTTCTACTAAAATAGTTCTATATAATAATTATTTAGAATATCTTTGTAGAAAGAAACCTCTAAATAATGAATTTATGACTAAGGTAATTCACGTACATCTCATTTTCGAGAAGAAGGACTATTATTTCGGTAGCATAAGCGCCATCTACACCGTCCTAAATGACGCTCAAATAGGTATCAAAAAGAACTCTTTGCTTCATGCCGGCCTCGTTGATGGTGGCGTTAAAATAACCCGTAGAGCCATTATCAAGCAGTCTCACCTTATTCGTAGTACCCAAGAGTAATCTCCACAAACCGCACGAAAAAGGCTGAATTGCGCCTCGAAAAGCACCAATTCAGCCTCTATACTGTTTAAATGTAACGTTTATGTAAAAGAAGTCCCCATTTATACCGTTTAAAAGTAATATAAATGTCATCCAATGTAAACCAAATCACACGATTCGATTTGGTTTGTGTTTTACCCTTAAATCATCGTCAATTCCTTTATTCATCGGCTTTTCAGCCACATTGCCACCTCTCATAATTTACATACAAAGTGATTTATCCCCCGTAGATTTTTGTTTTTAGGCACTTCCGATTTGGCTATGGTTTAAAATTTTATTCATCCAGCTTCAATAATACCCGGCAGCATTATCTCTTGAAATTAAGAAAATATCTATCTTTGCCGCAAATTTAGCTGCAAACTACAATGAATGTGAACATTCCTTCCCGACAAAACATTTTCCGCGAAATGCGGGATTATCTAATGATTGCTTTAGGCATGGTTATGTACGGTATAGGGTGGACAGTTTTCCTGCTTCCCAACGACATTACCACAGGTGGAGTACCGGGTATTGCCTCACTGGTATATTTCGCAACGGGATTACCGGTACAATATGTTTATTTCGGTATTAATTTTATATTGCTACTGCTCGCTATCCGCATTTTAGGATGGAAATTCAGCATTAAGACAATCTTTGCCGTCTTTACCTTGACCTCCTTTCTGTCCATCATTCAACAACTGACAGCCAATGTCCAACTGCTGCACGACCAGCCTTTCATGGCATGTGTCATCGGCGCATCTTTTTGCGGAGGCGGTATCGGCATCGCTTTCTCTTCCAATGGAAGTACGGGCGGAACAGATATTATCGCCGCTATCATCAATAAATATAGAGACATCACATTGGGGCGGGTAATGCTGATTTGCGATCTCATCATTATCTCCTCCAGCTATTTTGTACTGAAAGACTGGGAGAAAGTAGTATACGGCTACGTCACCCTGTACATTTGCAGTTTCGTATTGGATCAGGTAGTGAACAGCGCACGCCAGTCCGTACAGTTCTTCATCATCAGCGAAAAGTATGAAGAGATAGCCAAACATATCAATGTATATCCCCACCGGGGCGCCACAGTTATCAACGCTTCCGGATTCTACACCGGCAAGGAGATCAAAATGCTGTTTGTCCTTGCCAAGAAACGCGAGTCGACCATCATCTTCCGGTTGATAAAAGACATAGACCCGAATGCTTTTGTATCACAGAGTCAAGTGATCGGAGTATATGGAGAAGGATTTGACAAGATAAAAGTGAAATAAGACACCAGTCGGCAAGCGCTTATTCAGCAAGAACGAATTTTCCTTCTTTCCAAACATAACTTACAGGGCGGCGGAGAAACGGTTTTAGTTTTTCTGCCGCTTCTTTTTCCATATAGTCAGGAGTAGTGAAAGTAAAGGTCAGTGTGGCATCCTTACTCGAAAGATCCGCTTTCATCAAAAGCATATCAGCCTGAAGGCGGGCATCTTGATACCGATATACATCTGCCGTATCAGAAGCGGGTGCAATGAAGTTGTCCATATCGGGCACTGATGGCAGATAAGATGTAGATGGCAATTCTTTCCAGTCGGTAGTATAGAAATTAATATGACTGTCACAAACAGGGGCGCACACAGTGGAGACAGTACAGATGAGCCGGGTGCTATCATTCACTGCCAGAAGTTTCATTTGCCAGGAACTCCGGGGTGTTACCTGCACACAGATATAGTCGGAAGTAAGCTCCGTCATTTCCGATTTGCCGCCAAAGCGATTCGTGACTTCCGCTTTCATCTTACTCTCCAGAAAGTCGATGAAGTCTGCACGATTCACCGCTGTAAGCAGCGGACTCAAAGAGTCGGGCATATTAGTAAAACAAGTCTTTGCCAGTTGCGCTGACAAGGAACCGACTCCCATACATACTACAAACAAAAAAACTACCAACTTCTTCACCATGTCATTTCACTATTTTGCCAATATAAATTCCTTATTTCCTGATACACGCTTTACAAACAAGAGCACAACTCACGCAAAAAATAGGCATCCACATCATCAAAACCATTCAAACTTTCGCAGTCCACATCCAGCACACCCCATACTTCCCCACCTGTCCGAAGAAGCGGAACCACAATCTCCGAACGCGACAAAGAGCTACACGCAATATGCCCCGGAAAAGCATCCACATCCGGCACAACCAATGTTTCAGCTCTTTCCCATGCTTTTCCGCATACGCCCCGTCCTTTCTTTATCCGCGTACAAGCCACCGGACCTTGAAAAGGAGCAAGTACCAACTCCTCACCTTTTACCAGATAAAATCCTACCCAGAAGAAACCGAAAGTCTCCTTCAGCGCTGCTGCAACGTTGGCAAGATTGGCAATAAGGTCATTCTCATCTGCAATCAAACACTTAATTTGCGGAAGCAACGTACGATACTTTTCTTCCTTGCTGCCATTACTGATACACAGGTCTTCTGCCATAGTTCATCTGATAAAGTCTTATTTGCTCCCCAAATATAGGAAGA